TACACAAAGAGTAAATAATAAATCTCAACAAAATTCTTTTTCAGATGACAAGGAAGAAAATTTAGGTTATTGGAAAACTGAAACTGAAAAATGGAGAGCACTTAACGAGAAATTAGATTATGAAGAAAATCTAAAATTATTAATTCCAAAAGAACAAGTAGATAAAGATGCTTATGAAATTGGTAAGTTAGTTACTGAACAACTGTTATCTGTTCCAGAAAGATACTGCAATATTTTTGCGGCTGAAACTGATGCAATGGTAATAAGAGAAATTTGGTTAAAAGAAACTAAAAGAATTTTAAATGAATTAGCTGACAAATTACAAACCCATCAAGAGGTTGTGTAATGGGTGTCTTTGCTTTAGCTTTCAGTGATGGTGCTAATAACTCTGATGCTGGTAAGTTCTCAATTCATAGAGCACCATTTCAAAAAGAAATTATGGATGCTCTTACACCTAATAACGGAATAATTGAAGTTGCTTTAATGGCATCGGCTCAAATTGGTAAAACATTTATAGCTAATGCTTTTCAAGGTTATGTCATGCACATACACCCACAGAATATTCTTGTTTATCAACCAACAATAACTTTAGCTGAAGTTTATTCAGATACTAAGGTTACACCAATGATTGAATCAACACCAGTATTAAAAGAGTTATTTAAAGACAAAAAGAAAAATGGAAAGATAACTAAGAAATTTAGGAACATATTTAATATTGAATATCTTGGTGCTAACTCAGGTAACTCTTTCAGAATGCGTTCAGCACCTTATGTTATAGCTGATGAAATAGATTCATACCCATCTGATGTAGACGGAGAGGGCGACCCATTAAAGTTATTAAAAAATAGAACAACAACTTATGGAAAGAAAGCTAAGTTATTTTATCCATCTACTCCAACTATAGATGGCTTCTCAGCTATTCAAAGAAAGTTTAAAGAGGGCGACCAAAGATATTATCATGTACCTTGTCCACATTGTGATGCTAAACAATCATTAGTATTCACTCAATTAAAATTTGAAAGAGATACAACAGAAGATAAAAAACTTATTCCTGAATCTATTTATTATGAGTGTGCTGTTTGTAAAGGTAAGATAACTGAAGATAAGAAGACTTGGTTTTTATCAAAAGGAGAATGGATAGCAGAAAACCCTGATGCACAAGCAAGCATCCGTTCTTATCATATCAGTGCTTTATATAGTCCTCTTGGTTGGTATTCTTGGGAAAACTTAATTAATGATTTTCTAGAATCTAAGGATGACCCATTTTTAATTAAAGCATTTAGAAATACAAAATTAGGTGAGTGTTATGTTGAAAAAGCACAACAACCATCAAGTCAATAAATTATTTGGTGGAGTAGATACTCAAGATAATAGATTATGTGTTTTGATAATTGGAATTGGTGAAGAGGGAGAGACTTGGGTTGTTTACTATCAAGAAATTCCGGGTAGTCCATCAGACCAAGCAACTTGGGATGCTTTAGATAGAGTAGTAAGAAGACCTTATAAACATGCTACTGGTGTTGATTTACATGTTAAAAGTTGTGCTGTTGATACTGGTGGACACCATACTAATGATGTTTATGAGTTTGTAAGAAAAAATCAAGATAAATATTATGGTATCAAAGGTGCTTCACATGATATAGGCAGATATGTAAAAGCTTCTGATAGAGTTGATATAGACCCAAGAACAGGAAAAGAATTTTCAAACTCATTACAGTTGTTGTTAGTTAATACAATGTTATTAAAAAAGTATGTTTATATTAATTTAAACAATATGTTAACTAATGATAAGACTGAGGGTTCTAAGGTTATACATTTTTCAAATGAATTACCAAAAGACTTTTATGAGATGTTAACGGCTGAGAAACTTGTCAAGAAAATAATTAACGGAACTATAAAAGAAGAATTTATTAAACCTAAATCAAGTACTAGAAATGAAGTGTTAGACGTTTTTGTTTATGCTTATGCCATGGCTTTTATGACTGAACTTTGTAATCTTTATGGAGTAACTTATAAAAAAGTTTGGGATATAAATATTGGTAAAAGAATTGAGTTATTAAAAAAAGAAAAAGAAGAACCAAAGCAAGAAGCAACTAAACAAGAAAATATAAAAAGAAATAAAAAGACTTGGTTAAATAAAACTGGTTGGAGTTATAAATAATTGATTATTCATTGCCTTTTTAATATACTTATTATTGTAAATATGTAAATTGTAAAGGTAATAAAAATAATGGAAATAACTCATAACATAGTTAATTTCTTTGCTGGTGACTCTTTCACTTGGAATATATCACATTTAGATTATAAACCAGTTGACGGTTATTCATGTAAAGTAATCTTACTAAACTCACAAACAAGAATTGAATATACACTAAACGGAGATAACCAATTAGGAACATATTCAGTATCAAAAACAAACACAGAATCAGATGAAATCATACCAGCTAAATATAAGCTGTATATAGTATTTATTAAAAATGCTGATGGCTTTGTTAAGCAATATGATAACGGAACATTAACCGTTAAAGAAAATGCTTTAACTTCTTCAACTATTGAAACAAGAACACAAAATCAAATTCAATTAGATACAGTAAGAGATTTAATATCTGGTAGATTGGTTGACGGTGTAAATTCTTTTACTGTTGCTGGTCGTTCAGTAACATTAATGTCAATGACTGAATTATTAGCTTTAGAGAAATCTTTATCAAGTAAAGTTGATGATGAATTAAAACTATCTGATTTAAAAAATAAAGGTAGAACAAACAGAAACAAATTAAAAATTAGATATATGGGGTTTAATAAATAATGAATAACATAACAAAAAAAGAAAAAGAAGTTGTTCAATCTTGGTTCGGTAAATTATTCAATACACCAAAGCAAGATAAAGTAATTTTAACACAAGATGAATTCAATGTTTTAAAATCAGCAAGTAAAACATATAAGAGAAGTTTTGAAGCATCAAGAGCTAATTTTATTAGTGGTAATTGGACTCAAGGCAATGTAAGAATAGATGCTGATATTTATAATGACCAAGAAAGACTTGTTCAACTATCAAGAAATTTAGAACAGAATAATGCTATTCAAAAGAAGTATCTAAATATGGTTGAAACAAATGAGGTTGGCCCTGATGGTTTTATTCTTAATTCACAAGCAAAAGATTTTCAAGCTGGTAAAGCAACATTAGATGTAGTTGGTAATTCAGTAATTGAAGAAGCTTTTTTTAAATGGTCTAAATCTAAGCATTGTGATATCACTGGTAAAAATTCTTTTAAAGAAATACAAAGACTATTATCAAGAACAAGAAGAAGAGATGGGGAAATTCTAATTAGAATTATCAGAGAGAAAGCAAGTAAAGAAAACCCATTTGGTTATTACTTACAATTACTAGACCCGCAAAGATTAGATATTAATTATTCTTCTAAATTACAAAATGGAAATATAGTAAGAATGGGTGTTGAAATGAATAGTTATGGTAAACCAGTGGCTTATCATTTAAGAATACCATCTGAATCAACAGCTAATGCTACAAGCTCTTATTTTTCTGATAAAAGAGAAAGAGTTGAAGCAAGAGATATTATTCATAAGTTTAAATATTTATCTGCTGAGCAAACAAGAGGAGTACCAGAGGGGCACTCAGTATTTATGTTAATGGCTAACTTAGAAGAATTTCAAAGAGCTGCATTAATAGCTTCAAAAATTGGTGCTTCTTCTTCTATCTATTTACAAAGAACAGACGATGAGGGTAATAACTCAGTTGAGAATATTGCTGATGCGGTTGAAGAGGTTGATGAGTTACAAGACTTTATCATGGAAGTTGACCCTGGTAGTATTAGAGTTTTACCAAAGCATACTGAAATGAAAACATTTGATGCTAAATACCCTGAATCAAATTTTGTTTCTTATGTTGCTTTTATGTTAAAACAAATAGCAAGTGGTTTAAATGTATCTTATTTTGTATTGGCAAATAGTTTAGAGAATGTTAATTATACAAGTTCTAGAACTGGTTTATTAGAAGAGAGAGATGGTTGGAAAAGAGAACAGCAATGGTTTATTGAAAATGTATTAGAGCCTATATATGAAGATTGGTTAGAAACTTCAATGCTTAATAATGCAATTAAATTAAACGGTGGTGCTAATATTCCAGTTACTAAATTAGATAAGTTTATAAGTGCTTACAAATTCTATGGAAGAAGATGGCAATGGGTTGACCCATTAAAAGACACTCAAGCTAATGTATTAATGATAGCTAATAAGTTGACTACTCATACACAAGTTTTAGCTGAACAAGGTGTAGAGTATGAAGATATATTATCTGAACTCAAAAGAGAAAAAGAGCTTAGAGAAATTTATGGCATAGAAGAGAATGAGGTTGAAACATTTTCTAATACGCAACAAGTAGAACAAGCTCAACAAGCTGAAGAAGAATAATTGATAAAATAATTAAAAATTCTTATAATAATAAATATAAAAATAATAGGGACTACATTAAATGACAAAGAAAACAATTAAATTTAAAAATAATCAAAGTAGAGTATTTGATGCTATTGTTGAAAATTCTAATTCAGACCTTATCAAAGTATCTTTTTCTTCAGAAGAACCTTACCCTAGAAATTTTGGTTTTGAATGTTTAGAAGTTATTGGACATGATGACGGAGACATGGACTTATCAAGATTACAAAATAAAGCTGCTGTTTTATTTAATCATAATTTTGATGAACTTATTGGAGTAGTTGAAAAAGCATGGTTAGAAAATAAAAGAGGTTATGCTTTAATTAGATTATCTAAGACTGCTGAAAAATATTCAATCATGTTAGAAGAGGGTATTTTATGCAAAATATCTTTCGCATATAACATTACTGAAATGACACAAATTGGAACTAATGAAAATAATATTCCATTTATTAAAGTTAAAACTCAACCATATGAAATAAGTTTAGTATCTGTTCCTGCTGATGATACAGTTGGAGTTGGTAGAGCAATGTCTGATGAAGAAATTGAGATTGAGATTGAAATTGAAGATGAGAAAAAAGAAATAGAAGAAGAAGTTAAACCAGAAAAAGAAATTGAAGAAGAAATAAAACCTATTGAGGAAGAAAAAGAATTATCAACTGATGAAGAAATAAAACCAGTTGAAAATGAAAAAAAATTTGACAATGCAAATCAAATAACGGAAAATAAAACTATATCTATAACAACAATTAAAGGAAAAGATAATATGAAAGAAATTTTAGACCTAGCTCGTAAATATAATGAATTTGAATTAGCTTATGAATTTATCAATCAAGGTAAATCTGTTGAGCAATTTCAATCAGCACTTTTAGAAAAGAAATTGTCTACTGGTTCTGTATTAGGTACAGACGGTGCACAAAAAGAATTAAACCAATTTAGCTTTGCTGGTTATGTTGCTGAAGTTCTTGAAAAGCGTGATGGTAAGCACTCAGGTTTGGCTCGTGAACTCACACAAGACTCAATCAAGAATGGTTACAAATCTCACGGTGGTATTGTTCTACCAAGACACTTGGTAAATGAAATCAGAATGAAGCAAGCTCGTGCTGCTGGTTCTTATTTAGCTGGAACTGCTGCTGCTTTCGGTAATACCGCTTATGTTGACAACAGAACGCAAGTAATTGATGCTCTTTATCAGAATTCAGTTTGGAATGCTCTTTCAACTGTATACCCTGATGCTGAAGGTTTTGGTTCAGTAACTCTTCCAGTTATCACTTCCAAAAACAATGTGCAAATGTTAGGTGAGGGTGTTGCTGCTACTAAGAGTCGTCAAGAATCTGGACATATCACTTTTACTCCTAAGACTGCTAAAGCTTCTACTTCTTACACTCGTGATATTCTTAAGCAATCTTCACTTCCAGCTTTTGAATCAATCGTTATGAATGGTTTAATGAAAGCAATGGCTGAGAAGCGTAATCAACAATGGTTGAACGGAACTGGTGCTGACGGTGAAATCTTAGGTATATTTAATGTTTCAGGTGTTAATGCTGTTGCAATGGGAACAGACGGTGCTGCAATGACTTTCGCTAAATTAGTAGCTTTTGAAACTGCTTTAGCTAATGCAAATGTTGACCTTTCACGTTGTGCTTATGTTACTAACTCTAAAGTTGGTGGTTCATTAAAGACTACTGCTAAGTTTACTAACACTGGTGTTGCTCTTTTAGAGAATGGTGTTGCTAACGGTTATCAAGTTCTTGTATCAAATGAAGTTGCTTCTAACTATACAAAAGGAACTGGAACAGCATTGTCAGGTATGGCTTTTGTTAACCCTAACGATATCGGTGTTATTCAGTGGGGTGGTATTGAGTTCAAGGTTAACCCATACATTGAAGAAGACGGTGGAGTTCGTTTAGACGGATGGGACAGTTTTGATATGCAAGTTACAAGAGCAGTTTCTTTAGCTGTATCTAAAGATATTATCGCTTAATAGTAATAATTAAAAAAATAATAAGCCCCTTTATTGGGGCTTTTTAATTGATTTTTGTAAGACAATTTATTATACTTATAAAGTAATCATAAAAAGGAAAATAACAAATGAAATATCAAGTAATGTATAACACTTTTATAAATGGAAAAGAACATTTTAAAGGTGATGAAATAGAATTAGATAATGCTGAGAATTTACTTAAGCATAGAGTAGTAGAAGAAATTGTTGAGCTAGAAACAAAAGAAGTATTTTTAGAAGTTGCACCAAGAGAAGAAGTTATGCAAACTAAATTAACAAAAAGAGTTAAAAAATGAATTTATATAATAAATACTTAAATACTGTTTTTAGTTCAAAGTATTTTGGAGTTGAAGCTGTTGCACAATTATCTAATAAAAAAATAAACATAATTCCATTAGAAGATGAAACTATTCAAAGTTTTCAAGACTTTTCAATAACTGGTAGCAATAATAAATTTATTATTCAAAATACAGATATTAAATCATTACAATTAGTTGAAGATTCTGTTATAACTATTGAAGATGTAGTTTATCTTATTAAAAGTCCAAAAGATAATTTAGATGGAACTACACAAATTATATTAGAGAAACAATAATGACTTATCATATAAGAAAAACAATAAGAGATGAAATTAAAACAATCTTAACTGGTTTACCAACAACTGGTACAAAAGTATTTTCTGATTATGTTTATTCAATATCTGAAAGTAGCTTACCTTGTATATGTGTTGTAACAAGAGGCGAAATTCCAAATAGAGAAACAATTGGAAAGCCTGCTATACAACAAAGAACATTAGAAATGGCTATTTATGGTTTAGTTAAAATGAATAATACATATCAAGATGTATTAGACCAAATTGGCTATGAGGTTGAAATGGCAATTTATAACAATATAAATCTAAATGGTTTAGTAAAAGATTTATCTATTACTTCTATTGATACATCAGTTGATGATGAATTTGATAAGCCAACAGGTTTTATAAATATGAAATTACAAGTAACATACAGGACAAGAGAGAACAATTTAGCAGTATCAATTTAACTAATTTTGATTTTTGTTTAAATGTTCTTTATAATAATAAATATATTATAATAATAAAGGAAAAATAATTATGGCAGCATCTGGAAGTAATTTAAGAGTAACATACATTGAAGAAACAGTTTGGGGAACAACTCCAACAACTCCTGAAATGAAAATTTTAGCTGGTGTTACAAGTGAGTCATTAGGTGGTTCACAAGAAGCTATTGTTAGTAATGCAATTAACCCTAATCGTGGTGTATCTTATATGGCAGCAGGTCAAAAGAATGCTGGTGGAGATATATCTTATGAATTAGGTGTTCGTGGTGCTGTATCTTTATTAGCATCATTACTTGGAACAGTAGTAACAACTGGTGCAGGTCCTTACACTCACAAATTAACAGTTGGACAAGGCCCAAAAAGCTTAACAATTGAAAAATGGTTTGATGATGTTGGTTTAGGTTTTGTATTTAGAGGTTGTAAACCAAATTCATTTAATTTAGCAGTTAACCCTAACGGAGTTGCTACAGGCTCTATAAACGTTTTAGCTAAGAACTATGCCTCAAGCACTGTTGAGCTAGATGCAACCCCTACAGACACCTCTCATGCTTTCTATGACGGTTTAAGAGCTAGTGTTGAGGTTGGTGGTGTTGCTTATGACCTTATCAGCTTGTCTTTTGACGGAACAAACAACTTAGAAGATTCAAGAGTTATTGGTAAAGATGAAAGCAACGGTTTAACACCAGCTAGATTTGATATAAATGGTTCTTTCTCAGTAGCTTATTCAGATAACACAATTATCACTAAAGTAATTAACGGTGTTGAAGACTCATTGAAAGTAACTTTCACTAATGATATTTATTCAGTTGAGTTCTTATTCCCAAGAATTAAATATTCAGGAGACCCTGTTCCTAAAGCTGGTGGTCAAGGTTCTATCAATATTGAATTATCATTTACTTCATTGATTGATACAGACAGCGGAAGCCCAACATATAATAAGTCTGTTCAAATCACAGTTATTAATGACCAAGCTGTTTTGTAATAAATATAAAAAACTAAAAGTTTAAAGCTCCTATTTTATGGGGGCTTTTTTTATTGATTTTTGTAAGACAATTTATTATACTAATTAATGTAATCATTACAAAAAGGAAAATAATAAATGAAAGATTTAAAACAAAGAATAACAACTCAACAATTTAAAAAACATACTATCAAAGATATAGAATTTACATTAAAAAAAATGGATGCTTTAGAATTCCAAAGATTAGCTGTAAAAATGAAATCTGGACAAACTGATTTTGAAATTGAAATTATTCTTGGTGCTATAAGAGATGTTAAAGGCTTAAAAGTAAAAGATGTTATTGAAAGTCAAGAGGGTTTTACTGCTGAAGAACTAGAAGAGAGTTTAAGTTTTGACCGTGAATACTTACAAATTTATTTAGGTAAAAATCAAGAAACATTAGTTGAATTATATACATTGGTTATTAAAGACTTTGTAAATTTCACTGAAGATAAAAGCAAAAAAAAAGAGATTTAACTTATAAGATTGAAAAGATAATTTTTAACTCAAGAAAAGAAGCACACAAGGCTGACAAGAAGAGTAAATATAATAATGTAACTATTTATGAAGAAGAGCCTATTCAAGATAATGAACTTGATTTGGCTCTTTCTATTTATAACAATATATCAAGTGATATGGGTGGTATAGACTGGTTAGGGTTTGAATTATGGTGTATGAGATATGATATTGAGAATGTAGATGACTTTATGGATTATATGATTATAATTAAAGATACAGTTAATAATTTTGATAGATTATATGATGCAAAAATAAACACTTCTGGAATGCAATCTTTAATGGGTGTTATTAATACATTAAAAGCAAATAAAAAGGGTAAGTAAAATGACAACAGCAATAACTTTTGACGGAATATTACTTCAAAATGGTGTTAATAGATATCAAGCTGACTTTAAAAAGAAGCTTATCACAAATACAACCAAAGCAATGAATACTATTGGCAAAGAATATAGAGATAAGATAAGAAAGAATGCTGAACAAGGCTTAAAAATTAAAAGAAAAGTAATTTTAAAATCTTTTGTTTATAAAATTTACAATAAAGATAAAAATCAATTACCGAATATTCATTATTATTCAGGAATACCATGGATGGGTTTACATGATAAAGGTGGAGCTATATCTAAAACAGTATTTATACCATTATCAAAGAAAAGAATTGGCTATAAAAATTTAAAATTACTTATAGCTGCTTTATCACAAGCTAATAACCTATTTTTTGACAAAAAAGGTGGTACTACTATTGCATGGGCTAAAAATACTGAACAATTTAAAAAATTATTAGCACCTTTCAGAGCAACAACAAGAGCAAGGAATGGAAAAATAGTTAAAAAAGACGAAAGAATTAATGTTGCAATAGTTGGTAAAAATATAAGATTAAAAAAGAAAATTAGAACAACAGAAATTGCTTTAGAGTCAATTCCAAAAATTGTAAGAGAAGTTGAACGGTTGTTTGCTTTATAAATAGTTAAATTTTTTATATAATAATAAATAATAAGAAAAGAGATAATTATGGCAATGAATACAAACACAGCAAATATATATATAACAGCAACAGATAAGACTAAATCAGCTTTTGCCTCTCTAAATGCTGGTTTAGGTAGTGTTATCACAAAACTTGCTGGACTTGCTGCTGCTGCTGGTGGTATAGCTTTAATAAATACTTCATTACAAAAATTTGCTGACTTAAATGATTTTTCTAATTTTGATATTGGAACAGATAAAGCTCTTCTTTATATAGATACTTTAAAATTAGCTGGTATGGAAATTGGCGAAGTTAAAAAGACTTTTGAAGAGTTATCAATTAAAGTTAGTGAGGGTGTAACAAATCAAGATACAGCTAATTTATTCAAGCAATTAGGTGTAGATGCTAAATCATTAAAAAATGAAAAGATAGAGGTAATATTTGATAAGATAAGAGATAGTCTTTCAAAAACTGAAGATAAGGCTAAATCACTTGAATTGGCTAAAAAGATTTTAGGTAAAAATGCTATTAAAATTTTAGACTCTTCACAAGACGAAGAAATTCAAGCTGTTGAAGCACGTTTAAAAAGTATGACTGCTGAAATAAAAGCTACTTCTTATGGTGCTGATGAACTATATAAGAACTTTGATAGAATAAAAATTCTAGTTCAAAATGAACTTGCAACTTCTTTTGTATCAGTTCTTGTTCCAGTTAATGCTTTTCTAGATACTATTATTAACTCACAAACAGAATTAAAAAAGGTTAAAACAGCTTCTGATATTTTAGCTGATGCTGAATCATGGTCAACACTTATAGAAATTGGTTTTAGATTTGGTGATATTGTTTATAATGTTTGGAATAGAGGCTTACAAATAGTTGATGGTTCATTAAATTTTATAATTGGAACTTTAAAAGGAGTTATATCACTTGTTGATTTAGTTGGTAAGTCTATATATTATGGAATAACTGAAGCATTTAAAGGTGCTCAAGCAACTGCTACTGATTTATTTGAGGCTGTTGCATTAGCAGCTAAAGGAAACTTTGAAGATGCTGGTAAAGCTCTTGATAGTGCTTTTACTGGTGGAAAAGGCATGCAAAAGTATGTTGACGAAGTTACTAAACCATTGAATGCTATTAATGCAGCAGCTACACAAGCAAGAGATGGTATTGAAAAACCATTTAATCTATATTGGGACCCAACAACAATGGATAAGTTTAAGACTTATCAAACAAATTTTGCTAAACAAGCTAAAAAAACGGCTGATGCAATAAACGAAACTAATGATGCAATGTCTGGAAAAACTAATAGAAAAGGTGTAACTCCTGCTGGAGCAAACCCATTAGATTTGTTAAATTCTAAATTGAAAGATATTGAGCTATTTTCTCAAAAATCAAAATACTATACAGATTTACAAGTTAAATATAATGAGTTAGCTTATAACGATGAACTTAAATCTATTGAAGAATATTATGCTGAGAAAAACAGATTAGCAGAAAAAGATTATTTAGACAATAAAAAATATATAGAAGACCAAATTAAGGTAAATCAATTATTCAACCCAAAAGACCAAAAAGAAAGAATTCAAACTGATGAAAAAATTGCTGAACTTAAATTTAAAGCTATTAAAAATGAAGAAGATTATAGGTTAAGTGTTTCTCAAACTAATTCAAAAGAATTGAAAGAAAGATTAGATTTAAAGAACCAACAATTAAGTGCTGATATTGAAATATTATCTATTCAAGAAGAAGTATTTGCTTTTCAATCAAAAATGAGTGGTAGTAATTATTTTACAACAAATAAAGAAATTGTATCATTAAGAAAACAATCTATTGAGTTAATGAAAGAAGATATAGCATTACAAGAGAGTAAAGTTAATAAGACTCCAAAAGAAAGATTAGAACTAGAAAAAGCTAAACTTTCTTTAATGAAATTTAAAGATGAAGTTGACCCAATAGCAACAGAAATAAATAAGTCTTTAGATAGTGCTTTTGGAACTTTCTTTTCTGATACTTTAAATGGAACTAAATCTATAAAAGATGCTTTTAAAGATATGGTTGGAAGTATTGATAGCATGATTATGAATTTCATTGCTAAATCACTTGGTGAACAATTAATAGGAAGTCTATTTCCAAAGACTTCTTCAAGTGGTGGTTTTGGTGGAATGATTTCTGACTTCTTCTCAGGAGGCTCTAAAGGTGGTGGAGGTGGTGGCATGTTAAGTGGTATAGGCGACTTCATATCAGGCTTCTTTGCTACTGGTGGCTATGCTCAGTCAGGTAGTGCTTATGTAGTAGGAGAGAAAGGCCCTGAACTGTTCTTCCCTAACCAATCAGGCTATGTAGCAAGCAACAAGGACTCAGCAAATATAGCTGGTGGTTCAAGTCAACCAATTATTGTTAATGTTTATGCACAAGATACAAGAGGCTTTGAATCAATGTTATCAACTGGTCAAATGCAAGCAAAAATAAATCAACAAGTAATGGCTGGTAGACGAAATATGTAACAAATAATTAAGCCCCAATTAAGGGGCTTTTTTATTATCTAATATTAAGTAAGTCTTCAATTTTATAACCTCTGTTTAAGAAGTGTTTAAATAACCAAACTTTAACTTCTTCCTTATATTCTTCTTTTGATTTTTCTATAATTTCAAAAGTTGGAGTTTCTGATTCATAAAATTTTACTTCAGCTAATTTAGGAAATGTTCTAAATAATTTAGGACCTACTCTTAGAATAGTTTTAACTTCTGTAAAGGTAAGTTCATTTTTACACATGATTATTTACCTTTCACTTTAGCTTTTAAGCTTTTCATTATTAATTTTTTAAATTCATTAAATTGGTCAATATTAACAATCAATTTATTAAAGATATTAAATGTATAATTGTTTTGTAAATTATTTTCATAAGTTACAACAATCTCAATTCTTTTAATTTCACTCATTTTACAAACTCCTTATATTTTGGTTATATATCAAATATATATATTTAAAATCATAAATCAATCAACTATAAGATAAACGGTAAATTGAAAAAAATGTTTTAATTCTATATAATAAAGTATGACAAAAAAATAAGGATTAAAACAAATGAGATTCCCAGAAGATATAAGTTATGGTGCAACGGGTGGACCGTCTTTTAATACTGAAATTATAAGAGTTGTAAGTGGTGCAGAAAAAAGAAATAGATTATGGTCAATACCACAATATAGATTTGAATGTGCGCATGGTGTTAAATCACAAGCTCAATTAGATATATTATTAGACTTCTTTTATGATGTTGGTGGTAAAGCAACAGCATTTAGATTTAAAAATTGGGCTGAGTATGTTTTAACAAAAACTAACTCTGAAATTCAAAGACCAGTAACAGCAACATTAAAAGTATTTAAAAACTACTCTTCTTATTCAAGAAGAATAACAAAAATAGTTGATGGAACTTTTAAACTATATGCTGATGATGTTTTAGTAACAACAGGCTATACAGTTGATATAGATACTGGAATAATTACTTTATCTAGTCCGGGTTCTTATGCTGGTGGTGTAGTTTTTACTTGTGAAGCTGAATATGATTTTTGGGTTAGATTTGATACTGACCAAATGTTATATTCAATAGACAATATAAACTCTTATTCTTGGGGACAAATTCCATTAGTTGAAGTTAAGGAGAGTATTTAATGAAAACACTATCAACTCACTACTTACAAGAGATAACCACATTAGCACAAGTTTTTAAATTAGTTTTAAGAAATGGCGAAGTAATGGGGTTTACTTCTTTTGACCAAGATATTATATTTGAAGACGAACCATTAGTTACTTATAAAGCTTTCAGTGGTATGACTCCAACAGCTATATCTTCTTCTTCTCAATTTAATGTTGATAATTTGGATGTAGAGGGTTTTTTAGAAGATGAACGAATAACTGAAGCTGATTTGAAATATGGAAAATATGATTATGCAAAAGTAGTAATTGGCGAATTAAATTGGGCTGATTTACCTTATAACTGGTCAAAAGTAAATATTAAAAGAAAAGGTAAGATTGGAGAGATAAAAATTGAGGGTGGAAAGTTTATAGCTGAAATTAGAGGACTTACTCAAAGTCTTCAAAGTAATATAGGTTCTTTATTTCAAACAACTTGCAGAGCTAATTTATTTGACGGTAAATGTCAGGTTGATTCAACTGCTTATAAAAGTTTTGGTTCTGTAACTTCTATCACAGATAATATTTTAATTTATACAACATTAGATAGAGCAGCAGCTTATTTTGATAACGGTGTAATCAAATTTACTTCAGGTTTAAATAATACGTTATCTTATGAAGTTAAAACATGGGATGGCACTAAATTAGAATTACAAATTCCAGCAAATTATAAAATAAATGTTGCTGATACATTTGAGATAGTAAGAGGATGCGATAAGACAATTAAAACTTGTCAAGATGTTTTTGGTAATGCTGTTAATTTTAGAGGAGAGCCTTATATACCAATTACTTCACAAATAATAAATTCAGCGAGTTAAATAATTATGATAAATAGAGATTATGTATGTGAAAGAGCTTTAACTTATTTAGGAACACCATTTCATCACCAAGGTAGATTAAAAGGAGTTGGTTTAGATTGTGCTGGTTTTATAGTTGAATTAGCAAAAGAATGTAATTTATATGTAGATAAGGTTGAAGACTTAACAGGTTATTCAAGAGTTCCAGATGGTAAATCATTAAGAGAAGTTTTAGTTAAAGGAACAAGATGCGAAAAATCTATTTCTGATTTAAAAGCTGGCGATATCATATTAATGAAGTTTTTAAAAGAGCCTCAACATTTAGGTTTATATATGCCTAATAATCAAATTATTCATGCATACGAGGGAATTAAAAAAGTTGTTATACATGATTTTGATATTAAATGGAAAAATAGAGTTATATCAATTTTTGAATTTAATAACATTGAGCCTTAAACTAAATTCTTATATAATAAATAATAATAATAAAAAGGTAAATAATAATGGCTTCATTAGTATTAGGTACAGTTGGTGGTTTAATTGGTAATGCAATATTACCCGGTATTGGTGGACAAATTGGCTATGCGTTAGGTTCAATGGCTGGTGGAATGCTATTCCAAGAAACACAAAAATTTGAGGGTTCAAAACTAAATAACTTAAATGTTCAATCTAATTCAAACGGTATGCCTATTGGAAAAGGATGGGGAACATGGCGAACAGCAGGGAATATTATTTGGATTGGTGGCTTTACTGAACATAAGCATACTGAATCACAAGGTGGTAAAGGTGGACCAACTTCTGAAATGACAACTTATACATATACAGTTAGTTTAGCTGTTGCTTTTCACGATGGCGAAATATCAGCATTAAGAAGAGTATGGGCTAATAAAAAACTAGCTGCTAATTTTGCATTAGGTTCAAGTGGTGGAACTGGCGAATTAGCTAAATATATGCGAGTTTATAAAGGTGATGAATATCAACAGCCTGATTCACTTATACAGCAATATCAAGGGGACTATACACCAGCTTTTAAAGGTATATCTTATATAGTATTTGAAAACTTACCATTAGAAGAATATGGTAATCAATTACCACAATTTGAGTTTGAAATTGTAAGAAAGGTTGGCGGCTTAACTAGTCAAGCTTTAACTTCAGTTATTATTCCAAAATTTAATTTATCAACTGGAATTGCATCTGCTACTGATATTTACGAGAATACAATTGATAATCATATTTATTTATTTGGTGTTAATGCTGATAACTATACATATTTACAAAAGATTAATCAAAACTCAATGACAGTAGTTGCTGAAAATAGATACTACAGTCCTAATATAATGGACTTAAGAAATAATTACCCAATTTGTAATGATTCTCAAGGAAATATATATTTAATTAGTTCTGGCTTATCTAATTCCAATTATACAATTAACTATATTGATAAAACAACTTTAAATAATGTTACTTATAAATTTAATGACTTTAGTGGTGTTAATGACCCATTTAAACCTATTAAGGATATCATGGGAACTTTTGTAAATACAGCAAGTATTTTTCAAATAGGTAATTCAAATAATATATTATCAGCTTATATGAATACGAGTCAAAATATATGTATGATTGAATTTAATGTTATTGACGGTTTATCTTCTAAAGCTGGAAAAACACCTTTATTAACATCTACTTATAGTGATAGTTTATGGTTAAATTGTGGTTATAGTAAGGCTCAAAATAAAGTATATTTCAGTACTCAATTAGGTGGAGATTTTAAAGCTTCAATTTTAAATTCAGCAGTTTTGGTAAATCATGATTCAGTTAATTTAAACGAAAATATATTAAGACTATTTAATGATGGTCAAAATCATTTTGTATTTGATATTAAAATTGATGATACAAGAAATAAAGCTTATGTAATGTCTTATGTTGGAAATAGCTATCCAGCTGCTTTACTCACTTATGTTGATATTCAAAAAATAAATTTAGATACTGCAACAATTGAATCAACAGTTAGAGTAAGTGCAATATCTGGAAATCTTAATATAATGTGTTCATATAATGTATTTAGTAATAGTTTAACATTTATTGGTAGTAATAGTACTTTAAACTTAAATTATGTATATATTGTTGATTGTCAAACTTTAACTATAACAACAAAACAGAGTACAAAAGCTGAAATAAATGATTCTTTACTTTTAATATCAAATGTAACTTCACAACCTACAACAAGTATTTATTCTTCTTATTTAGATGGTGAAGTATTTTTAACTACTGATTCAGTAGTTGATACAAATGTCTTAGCCCTTAATACTGGTGCAAGATACGGTTATGGAACTTATCAATTATCTAAACTTATTGAAGAATTATGTTTAGATGCTGGTTTAGAGCTTGCTGATATAGATACAACTGAGCTACAAATGATTGAAGTTAGAGGGTTTAAAAAGGAAACTCAAACAACAGCAAGACAAATTATAGATACATTATCTATTTATTATAATTTTGATGGTGTTGAAACTGGTGGCAAATTTAAATTCATATTAAGAGGAAAAGACCCTGTAACAACTATTACTTATGATGAAATTGGAGCAAAGTTTTATTCTAATTCTTATGATGATTCTAATATATTTAAAACTCAAAGAATTCAAGAAAGTGAATTACCAAAATCTATAAACTTAATTTATTATGATATAGATAAAGATTATGAGCAAAACACACAAGAAGCTAAACGAGTTATAAATACAACTTCAACCGTTATGACTATTCAATCTCCAATTGTGTTTAATGCTACTGAATCAAAAAACATTGCTGAAAGACTTATATATCAATATTATATTTCTAGAGATAAAGTTCAAATTGAAGTAAACAATGATTATGCAAGACTAGAACCTAATGATGTATTTAACTTTATTAAAAATGGTCAAACATATAGATTAAGAATAACAAAGATTGAAGATGCGGCTGGTATTATTAAAATTGAAGCTGAAGCTGAACAAAAGACTGTTTATACACAAAATGGAGTTGGTGATTCAGGTGTGTTAGCTAATGACCAAGTAATAACTTATGCTGATACTTCATTACATATTTTAGATATACCAATTTTTGATATAGTTGATAACAATGGTGGTAATTATGTAGTAGCTGATAAAGTTGGAACTGGAACATGGAGAGGTGCAGTAGTTTTTAAATCAACTCAAATAGCTGGAACTTATCAAGCTCAAGAAACTATTATTCAAAATGCTATTACTGGTTCTGTTCAATCTTTCACAGATAGCAATTATCAATTAAATAGCTTAGATT